GTTATAAAAATCTTATTGAACTCAAAGGAAAAATAGCACCATTCATGATTAGACGTTTAAAATCAGATGTGCTACATGAATTACCACCTAAATCATTTGAAAATGTATATATCGAATTTAGTGCACGTGAGAAAAAAATGTACTCATCTATCCAGGACAAAGTGTTACTTGAGTTAAAAGAGTTGGGTATGTTAAATAGTAGAAATCTTAATAATGCACTTACAAAGATGGTACGACTTAAGCAGATGGCTGATAGTTCAGAGCTAATTTTTGAAAATGATTTCCTTTCAGCAAAATTAGATACTGCTAAAGAGTTGTTAGGCACTATTACAACATCGACAAGTAAAACAATTATATTTACACAATTTAAGCAAATGGCGCTTATTTTAATGAAAGAGTTAAAAGAGTATAATCCATTATTAATTGCAGGTGGCATGACAGATGAAGAAAAGAATAGTTGTAAGAACACTTTTCAATCTGATGATATTCACAAACTGCTAATAATGACAGATGCTGGTGCATTTGGATTGAATTTACAACGTGCAGCATCAGTAATACATTATGATTTACCTTGGAGTATCTCAAAAGTCACACAGCGTGAAGATCGTGCTCATAGAATTGGTCAAACTAGACATTTGATGGTTTATAAACTTATTGTTGAAAAAAGTGTTGACGAGTATATCTTACAGATACTATATAAAAAGCAACAAACATCAGATCAAGTGTTAGGAGATACTGACACTGTGCGTAAAGTGAAAATTTCAAGAAGAGATGTTATGGCATTATTGTCGTAGTTTACAAATTAAGAAATATATGATACAATATGTTAAAAGGTTATAAATATGATAAAGCTTGTCAAAAGTATAAAGTATACAAATCAAGACGTAAAAAGACATTAGAGCAAAATACATGGAAACGTTTAGACAGCTTAAATAAAAAAAGACCTTCAAGATAATAATTAGTTGTAATGATTTTTTAATATAAATCATTACCCCCACATAAGTTATATGAGTACACAGAATAAAAAGTTATTGACTGCTAGACAAGTTTGGACAAGTAAGAAAGTGTATTGGATTACTTCTTATAAATCATTATTAAAATATGTTTCAAGCGACTATCCAGATATTTTTAAGCCTATCATCAAGGGAGGCAAATCTGGAAAAAGATATTTTATCTTAGAAGAAAATGTTGATGAGTTCGTACGTAAATTTGAGAATAATGAATTGTTAAAAGAACAAGAAACAGAGTAAAGCATTACAATAATGAGTCAAAAAATAGGATATTTATTAAATAAAAACAGCAGATTATTATATGGTTATTATCCTAACCGTTGACTCTAATCTGCTGTTTTTATTTTGTAAAAAAAAATAATGTCAATACAAGAATTAAATGAATTAAAAGCTCTTAACTATATCGAAAAGAAAGGTATAGCGTATAAGGAAGCAACTGCAACAGAGTTGACGCTTGATGTGTGTCCTTTCTGTGGAAATGATAAAAATAAATTTTATATCAATAAAGAATCAGGCTTATATGATTGTAAAGTTTGTGCACAACAAGGTAACTTATATAGACTACAGGCACAATTTGGAGATTTAGAATCATTCACTAGTGTACAGACTGCTATTGATAAAAAATATACGCCAATAGACTCTGCTATTTTAGCAGCATATGAAAATGCATTGTTGAGTAGTAAACCAGCATTAGAGTATCTTAAGTCAAGAGGGTTCACTCAACAAACAATTAAACATTTTAAAATAGGCTTAACTGAAAATGAGTGGATTACAATACCCCACTTTCAAGATAATAAATTATGGAATGTCAAACAACGCAATTTCGTTAAAAAAGAATTTAAAAGAATAGCAGGTCAGCCTACTGTCATTTTTAATATTGACAACACTGATGTAGACAAAGCATTATTAATTGTAGAGAGTGAAACAGACTGTATAGCTGCTTGGCAAATGGGAGTAAAGAACGTAGTAGGCTTGACAGGTGGTGCCCAAGGATTTAAGCCAGAATGGATGTCGTTCTTTAGTAAATTTAAACAAATTTATATATGTCTTAACTCTGACGAAGTCGGACAAAAGGGTGCTGAAAAAGTTGCAAACAAAATTGGTATTGGAAAATGTAGAAATGTTATATTACCAACAAATGATATAAATGATTATCTTATAAATTCAGAGTACTCATCTGAAAGTTTTAAAAAATATATTATTGATAATGCAACACAGTACACTGTTAAAGATATTGCAACTCTTGAAGAATATGTTAATGAGTTAGATGATTGGTTCGATAGTGATGGCAATGTAAAGGGTCTTGAGTTAGTAGACTTCCCGCAATTAAACTCTGTGCTAGGTGGTTTTAAAGCAGAAGATTTTATATTATTGTCTGGCGACTCAGGTGTAGGAAAAACTACATTGAGTTTTAACTTTATGCTGCAGTTAATAAAGAATGACCATAAGTGTTTATTCTTTAGTTTAGAGGGTAAAATAATGTACTACATTCTTAGAATGATGTCTGCACATACTGATATAGAATATAATCATCTTCGTGATAATCCTGAAGAGTGGGAAGTACTCAAAGATGAATTTGCAGAGTATCCACTTTATTTCTATTCAGGCTCACAAGCAGATTTGACACCAAAAAAGTTATCAGAGTTATTACCTGCTGCAGTCCAGTTATATGACATTGAATTTGTTGTTATAGATAATTTACAAAAACTTGTAAGAGGTGCAGATAATCGTTTTGCACGTGTTAGTGAAGCTGTATCTGCATTAAAAGACTTAGCAGTTGATTTAAAGATACCTGTACTATTAATTACACACATTACAAAGCGTGGGAAGGGAGCAGTAGGTCCGATTACAATGCATGATGCAAAAGATAGTTCTACAATTTATCAAGATGCAGATATATATTTAATTATTGCACATGACTCAAATGGAAAGTGTTCTATAAATATTGAAAAGAATCGTATGGGAGAGGGTGGCATACAAATACCATATGAAAACAAACAAGAGCTTGGTAAATTTTGTGAAATCGAAAATACTAAAAAAACAAATACAGATAGTGGGATATCATCAGAGATAATTGATGATATAGCTGAAGAAAGTTATGAACTTTAGCCTATTTACTTTTATGTCAGCATATGGTATAATATAACATATATGAAAAAGCAAAAAACAAGTAAAGAGAAAAAAACAAAGATGCCGACATTGAGTGATGCAACATTTCTAAGTAGCACTGGTAAAGCAGTAAAGGTTTCAGAGTATGTTTCTGAAAAAGATTGTTGGTTACTTAAAAGAGATACTTCACAATGGGTACTCTCACATTATGCAATTAAAAAAATTGCACAAGTAGCGGGTATTAGTAAAAATTATGATGTTGAAGAATCACCAAATATTATTCCAAGTATTCAAAATGATTTCGAACATATTGTTCGTGTAACAATACACTGTAATAGTAAGTTAGCTGGTAAGAAAAAAACAAAAAAAGGCGAGTGTGTGCATTCTAATGAAAATACATTAGTTATCACAGGAGAAGCAAATCGTATTAACACACCAAATAGAGGCAAGGGATATTTAAGAAAGATGGCAGAAAAAAGAGCATACGATATTGCAGTGTTAGAGCATTTAGGTCTTTATACTTCAATCTTTTCTGAAGAAGAATCAGAAGAGTTTCAAAACTCTACAAAAAAACATAAAGAAGCAAGTATCATGCCAGGCACAAAAGAATTTGATGCTATCATTTCTGAAATAAATTTGTTGTTAGACACACAAACAAAAGCAATATTACAAAAAGCAGCAAGTACTATTAAAAAGAATAGTAAGCTAGGTAAATACTCTGATAGTCAATTGCAGTATTTACGTGAGTTATATCACAAAAAGTTTGCTGAATTTAATAAAACATTTTAAGTTATGTCATCATTTAATATACCAAAAGATTTTAAATTAACACGAATTTCGCCAAGCATGATAGCATCATATTTGCATTGTCCATTAGCATTCTATTATGGTTATGTTGCTAAATTAAAATTGCCACAAGCACAAATTCATTTAGTGTTTGGTAGTGCAATCCATGAAGCATTAGAACATATTTATGATACAAACACTGACCCAAAGAAAGTATTCACTAAATCATTCAAAAAAGATAAGTTAAATGAAGATGAGCAAAAGTTGTATGAAGAGTATACTAACTTAGGTATAGAAATGGTAGAGAACTACATACAGATACATCCAACGTTAGATAAACTTTATAATTTAACAGACGGTAAAGCTGAAAAGTATGTTAGAAGATATTTGACTAATCCAGTCACTGGACAACAATCATCAATTCCTATGTCAGGTATTCTTGATAGATTGACAAATGCTGGTAAGATTATAGAATACAAAACATCAAAGAATAAATGGAAAGAAGATGAAACAAGATTTAAAGTGCAGTTTTTAATGTACAACCTTTGGTACTATTCAGAATACGGAAAATTGGCAGATGAAACACTTTACTTCGTGTTATTAAAGAAATATAAGAAGCACAAACGAGATCAGGTATTGCAAGTGTTATCAGCACATGCAACACACGACGATTTAGCTGAAGCGTTTGATGAGGTCGAGCTTATAATTAATAAAATTCATAGCGGAATATTTGATAGACCTACTGGGTATCACCCAAAATACTGTGATTGTTACAAATATGAAGCAATGTTAAGAAATAAATAATATGGACGAAATAAATAAATTTACAAACAATATAGAAGCAGAACTTGGTGAGATACATGACGAAATAGAAAAAATTCAAGAAAAAGGATTCGTATACGCAAGAGCAAAGAACATCAGAAAAGCAGCACAAGCAATTAAACAGCATGCTCAAGATTTAAGAGTAGTGACAACTGAAGAATTTAAAAGAGTGAAGAAATAAAAGTAAAGAGAACAAAAAAAAGAAACTTAATAATTATTAAAAAAATTAGTAAATACAAGAAATATGAGCGAAACAGTAAAAATCAAAGTATCACAAATAGGTAGAAAACAACAACCCTCAAAGTTCAAGCCAGGTGACACATACACAATTGCAACAATAATGGATGAGTTAACTGGTAGAAAAGCATCTGCTTTTGGAAAATGGACTGATGAATGGGTAATCGGTGGTGAGTATAATGCAGTTTGGAAAGAA